TTTCATCACAAGGCGCATTTACGAGTGCGCCTGATGATGGATGTCACTCCAACGATGCATAGCATCTTAATAACTAGGAAAACAAAATGACTAAACGCGCTATCTCAACTGGTGGTTATCCAATCGAAGTTTCCACCCCTACTGACCCGGTAACCATCCCTGCAGCGACAACCTCAGCTATCGGCGGGGTTAAGAAGATGGCTGAACAGGCTGATTCAACCGCAACCGATGTTGCTGGTCTGCTGGCTGACTTTAATGCTCTGCTGGCTAAAGCTCGCACTGCTGGGCTGATGTGATGATCACCATGAAGGTGGTGGCACAAAAGCGGTGGTGGGTAAGCCCATTACTTTCCGTGCTGAAGGCATTTGTCTACGCACGCATCGTTAAAGAGAAACACCTCAAATCCTTGTCAGGCTTCATTGCTCGATGGGGATTTAAGTTCAGAACAGAGAAATAACATGGCAAAGCTCACCGACAAACAAGAGCTGTTTGCCCGTGAGTTCATTAAAGACCTCAACGCCACTCAGGCGGCCATCAGGGCGGGTTACAGCGAGAAGTCATCCCGCAACCAAGGCGCAAGGATGATGGCAAATGATGACATTTTGCATCGCATCGCAGAATTGAATCAGGAGCGTCTGGAGCGAGTTCAAGTTGATGCTGATTACGTTCTGCGCCAGGCAGTAAAACTTCATGAGCGCTGCATGCAGGAGGTTGAACCTCTTACTGACAGGCGTGGTGAGGAAATAAAAGATGAGCAGGGAAGAACGATTTACGGCTTCGACGCAAAGGGCGCTGCCGCTGCACTGAAGCTTGTTGGTGAGCACATAACTGTGCAGGCATTCAAGACCAACGTTAAGGCTGAACATGTCGGTAAGGATGGCAAGCCGATTGAAGTTGTTAACTACACCCCTGCTGATTACAAAGCAGCACAGGCTCAGCTTGAGGGGAAATTAAAAGGCCTGGACTGATATGAACGAAATTATCGAATGGGATGATTTGTCATTCCCTGAGCGTGTAGTGCTTCGTTCAAAGTCCACCAAGTCGTTTCTCAACTTCACTCGGTTGTGGTTTGAACTTATTCAGGGCGATCGCCTGCTGGTAAACTGGCATCACCGCCTGATGGCGTCAAAAATTGATGATCTGATAGCCGGACGCCTTGAGCCGCGAAACCTAATTATCAATATTCCACCTGGCGGGACGAAAACGGAGTTCTTCTCCATTCATTTTCCTGCATACGTCAATGCACTGGTGCAGGAAGGAAAGCTCAAGCGTTTCCGCAACCTGAATATCTCTTTTGCTGACACGCTGGTTAAGCGCAACTCACGCCGCACTCGCGACATCATTGCCAGTAAAGAGTATCAGGAGTTTTGGCCGTGCTCATTTGGCGTCAACCAGGCTGAAGAGTGGGAGATAAAGGACGAGCGCGGACGCTCAATAGGGCAGACGGTATCCCGCTCCAGTAACGGGCAAATCACCGGTGGTCGTGGTGGCTACTTTGGGCCCGAATTCTCCGGCATGGTTATGCTGGATGACTACAACAAGCCGGTAGACATGCTCAGCGAGACCAAGCGGAACAGCGCTAACACGCTTCTGGTAAACACCATCCGTTCTCGCCGCGGCGATAAGTCGAAAGACCACCCAACACCATTCGTGAGCATTCAGCAGCGCCTTCATACTGACGACGCAACCGGCTTCATGCTGTCAGGTGGTATGGGCGTTGATTTCCATCACGTCGCCATCCCGGCGCTGATTGACGAAAAATACATTCAGTCCCTGCCTGAGCCATGGTGTTCACTGTGCTGGGAAACGGTCAAAGACACCGAGTCGGTCGAAGTCTCCGGGACGCGATACTGGTCATACTGGCCGCAGATGGAAGACGTGAACGACCTCGTCGCCCTGTGGGAGAGAGACCGTTACACATTCCTGTCGCAGTATCAGCAGAACCCAATGGCGCTGACTGGCGGAATCATCGAAACCGACTGGTTTAAGACATACACCACGCTGCCTAAGCTCACGCACCGCGCCGTGTATGTGGATACCAACAGCGGCAAGGTAGAGGACTGGCTTGACTACACCGTGTTCACGCTTGTTGGTATGGGCGTTGATGGCAACCTCTACATCATTGATGTCGTGCGTGGACGCTGGGACCCGGAAGACCTCCTGAAGAAAGCCGAAGAAGTGTGGGAGAAATGGCGGATGCAGGGATCGCTTCGAATCATGCCAATGCGGCACATGGCAATAGAAGAGAAGCAGGCCGGGCAGGGCCTGATCACCACCCTCAAGAAGCGCAACAGTATCCCGGTTAAAGAGATTCCTCGCGGCGCAGGCCAGAACAAACTGGTTCGCTGCCTCAACGTCATCCCGCAGATAAAGACCGGCAAAGTGTACGTGCCAGCCACGCATGATGCTAACGGCGCGGCAGTGCTTCATACCCGTTACGAAGACGGCACCATTGCCGGAACAACCTCATGGGTTATCACCGCCATGACCGAATGCGCTGCGTTCTCAGCTGACGACAGTCACGACAATGACGACATCCTTGATACCTGGATGGATGCCATTGACGACAACCTTATTTCCGGTCGCCAGCCGATGGTCATCGACCCGAGCCAACTCAGGAGAATTTAAGTGTGGCCGTTTAAAAAGAAACAAGTCGCCGCGCCTGAGCCGGTGAAAGAGCCTGAAAAATCGCAGATGAAAATTAAGGCCGAATCGGTGGCGCAAATCACACCAAAGCCGCCGAGAGACTTTGCACAGTACGTACCGCCAAAAGGTGTCATCCCTGAGAGCATCGAGAAGGGCATTCTCGCTATGGACTCGACGCCATACGATGCCCTTAACAACGCTTACATGGGTTACACCTACGGCTACCCTGACAGCTTCCCCGGATACCCTTATCTCGCCACGCTGGCGCAGAAGCCGGAATATCGCAAGATGGTCGGCACCATCGCCGAAGAGATGACCCGCAAGTGGGTGAAACTCAAGACGGTGGGTGATGACGACAAGGCGGATCGAGTCCGCGAGCTTTATGCAGCGATGGAGAAATTCCGCGTTAAGGAGAAATTCCGCGAGGCTGCAGAGCACGACGGATATTTTGGTGGCGGCCAGATTTACATCGACGTGAAGACTGCAAAAGGGGCGTCAGCCTGGACAGATGCCGTGGAGTTGCAGTCAAAACTGTTTATCTCCGACAAGAAGATCACAAAGGGATCGCTGATTGGCTTCACCGTCATTGAGCCTGTCTGGACCTATCCGGGCGTCTACAACACTGACAACCCGATGAGTCCCGACTTCTACAAGCCGACAGAATGGTTTGTGATGGCGAAGACAGTAAATGCAAGCCGCATGCTGGACTTCGTTTCCAGGCAGGTGCCAGATCTTCTGAAAGCGGCCTACAACTTCCGTGGGCTAAGCCTGACACAAATGGCCGAACCTTACGTGAATAACTGGCTGCGCACGCGTGACAGCGTAAGTGACATGATTCACTCGTTCAGTATCCCGGTAATCGGCACTAACATGAGCACGGTGTTGCAGGGTGGCGGGGCTGAGAGCCTGCTTTATCGCCTCCAGATGTTCAATCAGTGTCGCCATAATCGGGGCGCTTTTGCGAAGGACAACAGCCCTGAAGCGCCTGAGACGGTCGAGTTTGTCAATGCGCCCCTGAGCGGTCTCGATGCACTTCAGGCTCAGGCACAAGAGCAAATGGCTGCGGTGTCCAGCATTCCACTCGTCAAACTGCTTGGTATCTCACCTGCTGGGCTCAACGCCTCATCAGAGGGCGAGATTCGCGTCTTCTATGACTATATTCACGCCCTGCAGCAGTCCATTTTCAAAGACAACCTTAAACGCGTGCTGGACATCATTCAGCTCTCCGAATTTGGCGGCATAGACCCGGACATCTACTTCGAGTTCGAGCCGCTTTATGAGATGAGCGAGAAAGAGCGCGCAGAGATTCGCAAGATGGATGCTGATACTGATGCTGTGTACGCAACACAGGTAGGTGCGCTTTCTGCCGGAGAGATTCGGGAGAAGATTGCCGCCGACCCTGACAGCCCATACCACTCACTGGACTTAAGCGATGACATCGAAATCGAAGAAGAAGTCGACGACATCGACAATGAAGACGACCCGCCCGATAAGACCTAACGTTGGCGTTGAGGCGTGGTATAGGCGACAGCTTGATAAACAGGTCAGGGAGATGCAGAAGTCCGTTGTCTACTGGCTCTCCGCTAACTACAAAGCGAGCGGGGCTGCGGTGGCAATGGACGCATCTCCGGCAGTGTTCATGCGTGATGCTGTCAGAAAGCTCGCGAAGCGCTGGGCAAAGCAATTCGACGACATCGCTCAGAAACTGGCTGAACGGTTTGCTGGAGACGCGATGAAGAATTCAGACGTGTCCCTTCGTAACGCTCTCGATGTGGCTGGATTGACCGTTGAGTTCAAAATGACCGCGCCGATGAACAATGCGTTGCAGGCGACCATTGCCGAAAACGTCGGGCTAATACGATCCATCCCGGAGAAGTATTTCACTGAGATTGAGGGAATGGTCATGCGCTCTGTGGCGCGTGGACGAGATCTGAAAACGCTTACGGATGAACTGCAAAAGCGATATGGGATAATCCGCCGTCGGGCAGCCCTCATCGCCAGAGACCAGAACAACAAGGCCACATCAGTCATGCAGGCGGCAAGGCAGCAGTCGCTAGGCATCACTGAAGGCATCTGGCGACACTCTCACGCAGGCAAAGAGCCACGGCCATCACACGTTAAAGCTGACGGGCAGAAATTTGACCTGTCGAAAGGGCTTTATCTGGACGGCAAGTGGACAATGCCTGGGGAGGAAATAAACTGCCGATGCACCTGGTCTCCGGTCATCCCCGGTATCTGATAAATAATCAAAACCCAAATGGTCGCTCAGGTGGCCTTTTTTATTGCCTGAAATCTGAGAAAAACGATGAAAGCAACTGAACGGTTGGCATTTGACCGCGCCTCCGTGCGCAAACTCGATGATGTCGGCAGGCTTCAGGTGGCGGTTAGCAACATCAGTAAGGCGAATGTCTGCCCCTACTACGGGCGAGAGATTCCTGGGTGGGAAGAGTTAGGCCTTGATCCTGACAAAATCTACCGGCTTTACCGCGACCCGGAAGAACTAAAGAAAGCCGCCCACACATTCAACAATATCCCCATTCTCTGCATTCACACCCCCGACTTCCCCGGCGACCCGCCGCGAGAATATCGGGTGGGTTCAACACATTCGAGCGCCGCATTTAACGGCAAGTACCTGACCAACGGCCTGTCGATCTGGGACAACTCAGCCATCGCAGGTATCGAGACTGAAGAGCAGAAAGAATTGTCGTCGTCGTATCAATACGTCGCCGATATGACCCCCGGCGAATCACCAGACGGCGAAGCATATGACGGCGTCATGCGTGACATTGTCGGAAATCACGTTGCACTGGTCGAAACCGGCCGCGCAGGTCCCGACGTCGTAGTCGGGGATTCACTCCCACTGGAGCTTAAATACATGAAGTTAGACCGCAAAGGCGTCGCCATCCGTGCCGCGCTGGGAGCGTATCTGAAGCCGCGTCTGGCTCAGGATGCCGCACCCAAAGAACTCACCGCCATCCTGAACGCACACAAATCGCCTGTGTCGATCGCAAAGGCAGTGGCGAAACTCTGCAAGCCGCGTCTCGCAGCTGACATGGAAATCGAACCGGAAGAGCTGGTCGAAATCATTGAAGCATCCGAACAGACCGTCGAGCCGGAAGAAGAAGTGAAAGTCGCCGGCGACAGCGACGAAGAGGCCATCATCTCTTTGCTGCGTGAAGCAGGTGTATCAGAAGAAATCATTGCCAAAATTGCTGCGTCTCTCGCACCTGCTGCTGCGATGGATGAAGACAGCGAAGATAAAGACGACAAAAAAGAGAAAGACAAAGTGGACAAACCTGCAATGGACGCCGCGATCCGACTGGCTGCCGATGCAGCTACTAAAAAAGCCGCGGAAAACTTCCGCGCCGTACGTGAAGCAGAGCAGGCTGTGCGCCCGCTGATTGGCGACGTGGTAGCAATGGACTCCGCTGAAGATGTCTATCGCACTGCTCTTGAGCAGGCTGGCGTGGATATCGAAGGCGTTCACCCTTCCGCATTCCCGTCACTCGTCAAAATGGCTATCAGCCAGAAAGACAACAAGCGCCCTGTAATTGCGCAGGATTCCGACTCTATCAGCGAATTCGAGAAAGCCTTCCCGACCGCTGGCAAACTCAAACGAGGGTTCTAAGATGCCTGGATTTCAGAGTGTAATTAATCAATATCCGGCCCCTGGCGTCGAAGGTGGATTTGCAAGTACCAACCCTCACGCTACCTTCCTGGCTGGCGAAGCTGCGCTGGTAGCAGGCACTGGCGGCCTCACTATCGGTCGCTTTGCGTGGGCAGTTAGCGGCGTCGCCACCAACACTGGCACCGGCGCTCCATCAGGCTTCGTTCATCGTGACGGCCAGGCGGCAATCACTGAATGGCTCGGCGCTTCCTCCAATGTAATTCAGGCGGGTCGTGAAGTGACTCTGATGGTCGCTGGAGACTTCTGGGCTCGCACCGCCACCGCTGCAACTCGCGGTCAGAAAATCTTCGCTGTACTGGCTGACGGCACAATCAAAACCGGCGCGGCAGGAGCCACCATTTCCGGCGCAGTCGAAACGCCTTTCTATGCTGGTAGCGCTTGCGATGCAGGCGAACTGGTCAAAATCAGCACCTGGAGCAAGTAATGAACGAATTTCAGAAACACTATGCCGCAGCAAGCGGTAAATACGGCATCGTGCTGCCGGGCGCGAAAGAATACCTGAAGCCAGAGTTTGCGGAGAACTTCTCCCTGGCGATGGATGCGCAGCCGACCATGGTTACCACTGGTAGCGCAGGTATCCCGGCGTACTTTACCAACTATGTTGACCCGGAGCTGATCCGCATTCTGGTCACCCCGATGAAGGCAGCGCAAATCATCGGTGAAGTGAAAAAGGGCGACTGGACCACGCTGACCGCGCAGTTCCCGGTTGTGGAAAGTGCTGGCGAAACCAGCTCGTATGGTGACTTCAATAACAACGGCATGACCGCTGCGAACGTCAACTGGGTGCCGCGCCAGTCCTACCACTACCAGACCCACACCCGCTGGGGTGAGCGTGAGCTGGATATGTACGGCGCAGCGCGGATCGGCTATGCAGCTGAGCTCAACGTGGCTTCAGCTCTGGTGCTGAACAAGTTCCAGAACAAGTCGTACTTCTACGGCATTCAGGGACTGCAGAACTACGGCCTGCTGAATGACCCGTCTCTGCCTGCACCTATCACGCCGAATGCAACCGGCGCGGGTGGCGCTGTGACATGGTCATCCAAAGACGGTCAGGCCGTATACGACGATATCGCCAAGCTTTACGGCCAACTGGTATCGCAGACCAAAGGCCTCATTGAGCGCGATTCCCCGATGACGCTGGCGATGTCGCCGACGGCGGAAGTGAATCTGACCAAGACCAATATGTACAACGTGAATGTGTCGGATCTGCTTAAGAAAAACTTCCCCAACCTGCGCATCGAAACGGCGGTCGAGTACTCCACTGACGCTGGCGAGATGGTGCAGCTGATTGCTGACAAACTCGGCGAGACAGACACCGCTTACGCCGCATTCACCGAAAAAATGCGCGCGCATGCTGTAGTGGTCGAAGAGTCCAGCTGGAAGCAGAAAAAATCAGGCGGCACCTGGGGTGCAATCATTCGTCAACCTCTGGCTATCGCCAGCATGATCGGGGTGTAAAACATGGCAGAAACTATCGTTGTAGGCTGCAAACTTCCTAACGGCCTGGTTGTTGAGCAGGAAGGCTACACCGTAACGCTGAACGGCGCTAACTCTTCAAATGTCGTTGGCGGTTACGGCCTCACTGAGGGTGTCGACAAAGACGCCTTTGAAAAGTGGCTGGAAGTTCACAAAAACCAGCCATATGTCAAAAACGAGCTGGTATTCGCGCAGGCTAAAGCGAATAGCGCGCAATCAAAAGCTACCGAAAACGCCAGCGTCAAGTCTGGTCTGGAAGGTCTGCCGCAGGACAAGCCTGCACCGGGCATCGAGAAAGCGGACGGTAAATAATCATGGCGATCGTTGTTTTCGACATTGAAGCATTCCGCGAGCGTTATCCGGAATTCAACTCGGTAAGTGACGCGCTGCTGAATGCGTATTTCGTTGAGGCAACGGTCTACCTTGATAACACAGATTGCAGCCCCGTACAGGATGATGCTGTGCGGGCTGTTTATCTGAACATGCTCGTCGCTCACATTGCAGCTCTCAATTCTGGGGTAGGTGGGCAGAAGCCATCCGGCCTGGTAGGTCGAATTTCAAGTGCATCTGAGGGTTCTGTATCGGTATCCACCGGCGATGTTCCTGTTAGTCAGTCATCCTGGTGGTATCTGCAAACGCCATATGGCGCTGCTTACTGGAATGCAACTGCTCAGTACCGCACATTCAAATATGTTCCGGGCTACTCCCCGTCACTTTATCCCGGACATTATTACCGCAGGCCAGTTACCCGGAGGTGAGCATGACCACGTTTAGTGGTGGCGCGGCATTAGAGGCGAAACTTGCTGAACTGGCAGAAAAGCTTGGCGATGGGAAAACACTGAGGGTGGGATTCCTTGAAGGGGCTGCATACCCTGACGGACAATCTGTCCCAATGGTTGCCGCAGCCAACGAATATGGCGACCCGGCAATGAACAGGCCTCCTCGTCCATTTTTCAGAAACATGATCGCCGAAAAGTCACCAGAATGGCCGCAGGATATTGCGAAGATAGCCGAGGCAACAGGCTATGAAGCGGAAACGATGCTTGGACTGATGGGTGAACATATTAAAGGCCAGTTGCAGGGCTCAATCAGAGATTTGATGGAGCCTGCGCTATCTCCAGTAACGATCGCCAAAAAGGGCTTCTCTAAGCCACTCATTGAAACTTCCCACATGCTAAACAGCGTCGATTACGACATTAAGGATGGCGTATGAACCTGAGAGGCATAGCCAATAGCGCCACGAAGACAATAAACCCCAACGTAAATGGCGTGTTCCGGATTAACACCGGATTCACTACGTTACCTGGTGGAAAGCGAGAGCAGACGTACAGCAACGTTGATGTTGAAGTCCAGATGCAGGAGCTATCGTCCACCGACCTGAGACAGGTTGATGCCATCAACATTCAGGGCATCCTGAAAAGTGCGTATCTGAATGGGAACTTCAACGGAGTGAATCGACCGGATCAAAAAGGTGGCGACATTCTCGTTGTGAACGGTCAACAGTGGTTGGTGGTGAAGGTTCCTGAGTTATGGCCTGACTGGTGCCGAGTGATTGTTAACCTGCAGAGGTCGCCATGACAGCCACAGTAGACATCACCGAGCTAGACCTGCGTATTGCTCTGCAGGCATTTCTGATGGATATCACCGGTCTCACCATCGACAACGTGCTGGTAGGTCAGCAGAACCTGACGCCTATGCCGCTCCGTGACTTCATCATCATGACACCGCTGAAGCAGATAGGGCTGTCTACCAACCGCGTCAAATACGACGACAACGGCGTTTACGGAGAAGGGAAGCAGCTAAACCAGCGCAGCACACAATGGCCTTGTCAGATTGACTGCTACGGCGAGAACGCAGCTGATAACGCTTCAATCATCGGTACGCTAATCCGCTCAGACTTTGCCTGTGAATGGTTCCGACAAAACGGCAATGTCATTACACCTCTTTACTGCTCAGACCCTCATCAGAACACGATGATAAACGGCGAGCAACAATACGAAGGACGCTGGACGATGGAATTCATCGGGCAATTCAACCCGTCTGTTACCACACGGCAGGACTTCATGGACAGCATTACAGTCGGCGTTATTGCCGCAGATCTAAAATACCCACCGGAGAGTGCATAAATGGCAATCCCATTACGCAAAGATATTCAAATCAATCCTGGAGTGCTGCCAGCGGGCGGTTCAGCGCTTGATCTGAATGGCCTTATCCTTACCGACAGCGCTTACGCTCCGGTGGGGAGTGTTATCACATTCACGAACAAAGAAGATGTAGCAGCCTATTTCGGCAGTGCATCTGCTGAATTCAGCATGGCTGAAGTGTATTTTCAGGGCTACGACAATTCCACCAAAACCCCAGGCGCGTTGCTATTTGCACGGTTTAACCCGGAAGCAGCTGCAGCATGGTTACGCTCAGGTTCAATGGCGGCAGTAACGTTAGACCAGCTCAAACTGCTGAGCGGGGTACTTACACTGACCGTTGACGGAACGGCGGTAACTTCAGCCAGCATCGACCTGAGCACAGCAACAAGCTTTGCCATGGCTGCCGACCTGATTGAGACAGGTATCGGCTCTAGCGTAACTGTAGAGTACGACACCACTCAAAAGCGCTTCATCATCACCAGCGCGTCCGATGGCGCAGCGAGCACTATTACCTACGCCACTGGCACATTATCTGCTGGCCTGAAACTTACAGCCGCAACCGGCGCTCAGTTGTCACAGGGCGCAGATGCAGCGGTAGTGACCTCGGCAATGCAGTCAGTGCTGGATAGCTCTCAAAATTGGGCAATCTTCACTACATCTTTTACGCCGACCGAACAGGAAGCGCTGGACTTCTCCGCCTGGGTTAATGGGCAGAATTATCGGTTCGGCTACGTGCCGTTCACGCTGGAAGAATCCGCGCTGGTATCTGGCTCAACTGATACGCTGGCGTACAAAATCATCAGCACTTACAACTACTCAAACGTCGTTCCGGTGTTCGGGGATCAGGCTCATGCAGCGAGCGTTATTGGCTATGCCGCATCTCTTGACTTCGACCGTCAGGAAGGCCGCGTACCATTCAAGTTCCGCTCTCTCGGTGGCCTGCTGCCGGAAGTGACCACATCAGCAAATTACGATGCTCTGATTGCCAACGGTTACAACTTCTACGGCGCGTACACGGCGAATAACTACGATACTCGCTACTGGGCTGATGGCACCATCACTGGTGACTTCAAGTGGTTTGACTCCTTCTGCTTCCAGATTTGGCTGAATGCCAACCTGATGCAGGATGCTATCGAGCTGTTCCAGTCTAACCGCAGCATTCCTTACAACGCACGCGGCAAGGCGATCATCGAGGCGTCATTCTCCGACACGCTGAATCAGGGAATCACCTTTGGTGGCATCCGAACCGGTGTAACTCTGTCCGGCTCTCAGATTTCAGAGATTCAGAACGCAGTGGGCGCTGATATCTCTCCATCGCTGATTGCTAAGGGTTACTACCTGTATATCGCAGACGCCACTCCTACGCAGCGTCAGGAGCGCACAAGCCCGAGCATGACACTGTGGTACTGCGACGGTGGTTGCGTACAGAAAATCACTCTCGCCAGCATTGAGGTGCAATAAATGTCCAACACGATTACTTCAGCTGATTCCATTTTTGCCCTCACCGTCACCAACCTATTCCCGAGCGCTCAGACGCTGGAAGGTTATGCAGCTGACGCGATGTTCGCGCTGGGCGATACAGAAATGGCAGTTTCCGTCCGTGGCGCTGATGGCAAGCTCTCTGGCGGTTTCGTTTTCGGTGAGTATCTGCAGACGATCACAATCATGCCGGACAGCCCATCTCGTGAGCTGTTCGAAACCTGGCAACTGACGTCTCTGACCTCAAAAGCTGTATTCCGCTGCAACGCAACAATTATCCTCCCGGCGATTAGTCGCAAGTTCACACTGACCAATGGCATTCTGCAGCGCGTTAAGGCCATTCCGGATGCGCAGCGTGTACTGCAGGCTATGACGTTCCAAATTAACTGGGAATCCGTGGTTGGCGAAGCGTACAACCCATAAGGACTAACATGGCACGCAAAGAGATTTACTACACCGTCGAAGATAAAGGACGTGACAATGGGAAGGTTTTCTACATTCGCGAAATGTCTGCTACTCAGGCTGAGTGGTGGGCAATTCGTGCCGGACTGGCAATGGCTAAAAATGGCGTTAATCTTCCGGATAACTTTTCAGATATGGGTATGGCAGCTATGGCGAAAGTCGGCCTCGAAATGGTGGCTAAAATCCCTCCAGAGGATGCACGGCCTCTCCTGGACGAGCTGATGAAGTGTGTTCAGGCCGTTCCAGATCCAGCCAATCAGAGCGTTAAGCGAAATCTGATTGATGATGACACTGAAGAGATTATGACTCGCCTGAAACTTCGCAGCGAAGTCTTCAAGCTGCATGTTGATTTTTTCACAGCCACCGCCAGTTAGACATCCCTCCGGTAATGGGCCCGCAAATCGCTGGCCTTGCCGAGTACACCAACGTGCCAAAAACAATAGCCACGGTCATGTCATCGGGTAAATGCTCGCTGACGGAGCTAAGCACGACACTTGGTGTGCAGGATTTATGGTGGTGGCTGGAAATTATCACCATTGATAATTACAACCAAATGGTAATCGACAGAGCAAGTGAGGCCTGGTAATGGCAACAGTTATAGATGCCCTGGTTGTCACTCTGGGCCTTGATTCCTCTGGATTCAAAAAGGGCAAGAAAGAGGTCTTAGAAGGATTAGACCAAACTAAGAAGCATGCAGAGTCAACGGCAAAGGACATGGAGGCTTATGGCAAGAAAGCCTCTTCATTCTTTACCAGTATTGGGAAGAGCATGCTGGCACTGGCAGGAATAGCTCTGAGTGCCAATGGGGTTAAAAACTTCATCACCGACACGACTAAATCTCTGGTTGATTTGGGCGTCCAGTCCTCTGCCATAGACACATCGGCCAAGGCTCTTGATGGTTGGGTAAAGTCAGCTGACGCAGTTGGGTCTTCTGCTGCGTCAATGAGCTCTAACCTCCAGAAATTCCAGAGTTCAATATCTCAATTTAATTCTGGGTTTGGTGCTGACGATACGCTCAACACCCTCTTTGCCTTCAGCGCCCAGACCGGAACCAAGTTCGATACCACCCAGAATGCAAGCCAAATCATGCAGTACCTGGCTGAAAACTGGAACAAGCTTAATAAAAACCAGCAGCGCATGTATGGGCAGAGGCTTGGTTTCGATAATGCAACAGTGCAGGCTCTCTCTAGCGGACGGCTTCTGGACTTACAGAAGTCATTCGAAGGAACGTCCAAACAAACTGATGCGCTGACAGACAAAGCCAGGCGTTTAAATGAGCAGTTCGTCAGAGTCAGGCAATCGTGGGAGTCCACCTCGCTTACTCTGTATGAAAAACTTCTGCCAGCAGTATGGAAAATTCTTGACGCACTCAATTCAATGAGCGCGTGGGTAGAAAGGCACGGGCCTGAGATTAACGCCTCATTCGATGAGCTAGGTAAGACATTCTCAATACTTTGGAAGGATGTCACAGACGTCTCTAAAGCTATAGGTGATCTGCTTAGCATCGATACGAAAAACTGGACGTTATCTGGCGACATAAAAAATCTCAATCAAAACCTTGATGAGGGACGTCAGACCGTCGAGCTGATTATCGACGCCTTCAAAAGCCTCTTTAATTTAGATTTCTCAACATTTGGTGACAAAGTTAACTCCCTGTTCAAGATGGGAGGCGGTGAGGATGCTCTTCCATCCGTAACGGATAGCGCAAACTCTGCGGCAGACTGGATAAAGGATAAAACCGGCTTTGACACCCGCAGTGTTGGCAAATGGTTGGGAGAAAAAGCTGAGGGGCTGAGAAACCTTTTCTCAGGTGAAACATCTCGCCTTGAGAAGCAATACGGTCTTCCTGAGGGGCTTCTGGATGCACAGGTAACCCAAGAGTCAGGCTGGAATCCATACGCCGTATCAAGTGCAGGCGCGAAGGGGTTAATGCAGTTCATGCCTGGTACCGCTAAAGACTTCGGAATTCATGGGAAAGAATTTGACCCAATGAAATCGCTTGAAGCCGGTGCAAAGTATATGGGATCTCTTCTTCAGAGATATGGTGGCGACCTGCAAAAAGCACTAACAGCTTATAACTGGGGGATGGGCAACCTTGAGAAGAAGGGTATGAGCAATGCCCCTGAAGAAGCAAGGAACTATGCGCCTCAAATTATCTCAAGAATGCAGGCATCACAACGCTATTCCTATCAGGCTGGCTCATCTTCAGGTGGTGGAGGGACAAATATCACCTTCCAAAACACCACCATCAAAACAGAGTCAAGAACCCTGGAGAGCCTGGCGAAAGAGGCCGCGAATAAAGGCATGGCTCAGAGCAGCCTTACTCAAACCTTTCTCACGGGGCAAAACAGCTAATGTTTAGTTTAAACGAAACAACGCTCCTCAGTGCTATCAACAGCGGCAATATCTTCTCCATAATCAACAGTACCCTTTCGCCTGGTTACGGGATTTACCTGAAGTCAGGCTTAAGGGCATTGTCTCCGTCCTCGTTCCTTGGGATTGAGTATGGAGCAGATGCTTCAGTGGTTTCCGCGCCAATTGAAGAGGGGTCATATACCAGTTTTAACAAGGTTAAGCGCCCGGCCATCATCAGGGTTTTGTTTAATCTTGAAGGATGGACAGGTTTTAGTGGAAGCATACCAAACCTCACCAATTTTACGCTGACAAGCCGCTCGGACATGCTGGCTGCACTGGATGCGATGGTGGATGACACTCAGCTTTACGATATAGAGACGCCAGACACCACCTACGAGGATTACGACCTTGTTCGATACAATTACCGGACATCAGAACGTGACGTAACACTACTGACGGTAGAGGCTATATTTCAGGCCGTTCTCCAGGAGGCCGAGGTAGGGTTGTCTAACACAACAGCAAACAACCAGCCATCTCAAAATGCAATATCAAAAGGAGGGGCAGTTGATGCAAAGCAGGTTAACGCCAACGCATCAGAAAGCACTCTTGATGATGTGAAGGGTGCCTTAACCGGGCTTAAGCAGTCATTAAGCAGCGCTGCAGTGTCAGTTGCTACCTCAGTGAGTAATGCTGTAACCAGCGTAACTTCGGGGGCTACAAGTGCCATAAATGGTGCAGCCACTTCAGCTATTAACAATCTTTCAACGACAGTTGACGAACTGGTGAAGGGGTTATCCTGATGCAGACGATATCGCTTCAACCGGTTAAGGGGCAGACATTACAGGTTTCACTCGGCGGTCAGCGTGTAACTCTAAGAATTAATCAGAGAAGCACCGGAATGTTTATCGATGTGGCGTTAAGTGGGGCCTGGATAGCTCAAGGGGTTCTTTGCCTGAACTGCAATAAAATCATCAGATACCCGTACCTGAAGTTTAAGGGAGAGCTGTTCTTTGCAGACACAAAAGGTGACTCAGACCCTGTTTATGATGAGCTAGGTTCACGCTTCAAACTGTTCTATGCCACAGAAGAAGAGATGAGCAATGTCCTATAAAAAGCGCAACATTAAAATTCAGTTCACTCTTACGGACCAGGTATTTGATGGCTCTCAGGGGCCATCGCAGGCCAACGTTCTCACCATAGAAAACGCCAAAGCTATCGTTGAATACAACGGCTACGGTGGTTCTGCGCTTACCACATTGTCATGCCGGGTTTATGGCCTGAGCCTGAGTAATATGGCGAAGCTAAGTTATGCGGGAAACCTGAGAGGCCCAACGAAGAATAACTACATGAAGGTCTGGGCTCAGGATGAGCTTATTTTTGTGGGGACGATAACATTTGCCACAACCGACTTTAATGAGGCTCCAGACGCCCCACTGGTTATTGAGGCTCATGCGTTAGGTGCTGAAAGGTCGCTTCCATCCCAGCCATTCTCTGTAGAGGGAAGTGTTGATGTTATCGATGCGATCAGGTCAATCGCCGACCCTCTTGGGATTATGGTTTCCGTGCTTGAGGACATCAAATTTCCACTCAGCAACCCTCATGTAGTAGGCGACCCAGTAAGCCAGATTATCCAGTTGGCGAAGTCCGCAAATCTGAATATTGACTGTAGCACTGGAATTATCCGCATCTGGTCAATTAACGGATCGTGGGATGACATTGTTCCTTTTGTTTCCAAAGAGCATGGCCTGATTGGCTATCCGACATGGACAAGAGACGGTCTATATCTCACAACAATGTTCTCATCAAACCTCATCGCGCCAAGAAAGATGAAGCTAGAAACAGACCTTCCTGGCGCTTCCGGGATGTATACCATAAATACTGTAAGGCACATCATCTCGGCTTGGGTGGAAGGCGGTCCGTGGTTTTCATTTGTCGTAGCGAACCAGGGGGCGGAGCTGTAAATGACAAAGAAAGGTGAATTTTCCTTTAAGCCTCAGGATGTAAACTGCGAGGCGAACATTAACGAATTTATTTTCAATTCGTTAATGTCACGAAACGCCTTCATCCAGCTCGTGATTGTTAACAAGGTAAAGGATGGGCCACTTCTCGACGTCACACCTCTGGTAAGTGGATTTACCGCCGATGGTTCAAGAAATGGCAATACACCGGTTTTTAATATTCCTGTATGGCGACTTCAGCGCGGGGCCAGTGCAGTGATTATGGACCCAGTGGAAGGTGATATAGGCCTCATGCTCTGCTGCGACAGAGACATTACCAACGTCAGAAAGGAGAAGAAAGAATCCCTCCCGGCGTCTCTGCGCGTACACAACAAATCAGATGGCATCTATCTCGGTGGAGTGCTGAATGCAGAGCCAAGCCAGTATGTGAAGTTCGCTAATGATGGAATAGACATCGTGTCTCCGCTGGTTGTCCAGGTAAACGGAAATACTGTGGTAGTTAATGCTGACGATAAAATCTCGCTCAATGCCCCAATCATCGAGGCAAACGGCCAACTTACTCAGGGTTCAGGAAGTTTCGGTGGCAACGCGACATTCGGAGGCACGATTACCGCGACTGGCGAAGTGACAGGTAATGGAATTCATCTCAGTACGCATAAACATGGTGGCGTGGAAACTGGCGGAGGCCAGACAAGCACACCAACAGACTAACCCGCTTCGGCGGGTTTTTTATTGCCTGGAGTTTACATGCTCACCAAATCACTGCTTTTGACTGACCAGTGGGATATCACGCTAGACGA